CCTAACAAAGTTGCAAGTCCCCAATGTTGAAACCGATCCTAGCTAGGCACCTTCGGGACCCAGCTGGTCGGCGAGACAAAGGGTATAGTATCTATATCCCTCGCCTCTTCTCAAACGAGGATTATATCCTCCCGAAGAGAAACTCTTCGATCCTTTCAGGGTGTTTGAGATATCGTCGGAAAGTTTTCAAAGAAAACGGCCGACGGACATTACAAACGCGGTTAATGACCGATTTTGGAATGTCAAGGCCAATGGCCTTCGTGCTCTCTGAACGGAGATACTCCGATATAAAGAGAGTTGAGCAAACAATAGAAGGAATCATTGATTCGCTCCTATTGTTTGATACCCAAATGTTCATTGAACAAGAGGGTATTAGTCTCCTGCGACATATTGTCCGGAAGACTATGGCAACAGCTACATTTAATGTACCTGAAGTCGTTAAGATGTGGAAAGCCTATGGCAACCACCTCTTTATCGAGGCCTCACAGAGTGAGGTACTCGATAAGCCAAAGAAGGATTCAAAGAATTTCTTCTTTAGCTTGGACTCATGGCCAAAAATCCAGAGGATTAGGGCTGGAGTCCAATTAGATAAGAAAACTCTATCAGAGTTGGCTCATCTAATTTCCTCGCGACAACTCCCACAGGGAGATCGTAAGGTCGAGCTGGACGCTCTAGTAGAGTTCCAGCGCGTCACCACCGAGAACTTTATTCCCGATGGCGAAATTCTATCAGACCTGTATCAGGCTGCTAGAATTATTGGCCGGAAATGCCGCAAAGCGGGTCCCGGTCCAATCCGATCTGCTCATATTTCATTAGCAGCTTCGGGCTCACTATTCAACAAAGTTGAAGAGGGAGGTAGAGCACAAGAAATCATTGATTTCATTATACCCTTCTTATCCGTTATTCCAGAGGAAGACCAGATAATACACCTTCCCTTTGCATCTCTAAAAGAGATCAAAGGGATCCCCCGATGGAGGACTTGGTGTCGTGACGAAACTTACGAGGAATTTCCTGACGTAAGTTTCGGAGACGAAACCCCTGAAACCCTAGTAGGGTTCAGAGTGTTTCGGCAAGGATTTGATGAAGCCATTGGCGAACAAATCCTTTGCTCAGCCTATCTTGCAATGCAAGACGACCTGAGAGGAGCATCAGAGATACTCCTTCGTGTTCTTACAATTCCTGAACCAGGATGTAAGGCACGGATTGTTACAACCGGGCCATGGTGGCTTTATGTGTTGCAACAAAGCCAAGCACACGTAACACGTGCATTCTTGGCTTCTCATCCCTCCGCTGAAAGCGGGTTGATGAGAACAGATCAGGCATGGCAATACCTTTACCTGATCTGTAAAGCACGTCACGCTTTTAGCGATGATATGCTTTGCGTCAGTAGTGACTTGAAAAGTGCTACTGACGTAATCCCAAGGACAGTCGCAGAGCGGCTCTTCAAGGGATTTATCGACGGAGTCGGTTATACCGGACCTCTTATCGATATCGCAACCGAAATCTTACTGAGAGATCGATTGTGCATCGTTGAGCAAACAGGCAATGCCTTTGTTGCTCAACGAGGCGTCTTTATGGGTGAACCACTCGCAAAGACGATCCTCACATTACTTAATCTAAGCTGTGAGGAAATCGCAATTAGGAAGTTCCTAAATTACGATTTCGAGAAGCAAGTACAGCAAAGCTGGCGTTGCTTCTCGGTTGCAGGTGACGATCACATTGCGATCGGGCCATTGGCGTACCTTAGGTATATCACCGCAACTCATATCAGGGCAGGATCAAAGATCAGTCCTGATAAACACAGTATCTCCAGCATTGCTGTCAGATACTGTGAAAAGATTCTTGATATTAGAAATATCAGGAATCTTAAGTGGAACCCAGTAAATGTTAATAACAGTCCTGAGTTCTACTATGAGTCACCGTTCGTTGATTCTATCAAGGTCAGGCTACTCTCTCCATGCTCAAAGAGCCACGAGAATTTCAACGACCGTAATACGGCCGTTGGAAAAGCAAAATCGTTAGGTAATACCATACGATGGATGCATAGGCCACACTTTTCAAAGAAATGGGTGGCCTTAGTAAGGGACCGGTTCTTTCAAAGAATGGGTCCATTACTACCAGATCGCACCAGTGGTGTTTACTGGCATCTCCTCCTCCCCGAAGTTTTCGGGGGTCTCGGATTATGGTTAGATGAAGATTTTCTTGATCTAGCCATACGTCTTCCGGATCCCTCAAAGAGGGCCGTGAAGATGATGCTCGCAGGGACAATGTCTCGCGAGCATATAGCTCTTATGGGAGGTTTTACCTCTAATAAAAGCTATAGAGGCTACGAACTCATTGAGTCCGAAGTCTCTCTAGTTCAGGAATTTGTAATTGCTGAACTATATCAGATTCTGCAAAGTGGATCACTGGCAGAAATCTGTTTGCTTGAGGGAATTCCAGAGGATATTTCCCTTAGGCAAAAGCTCTCCCGACTAAAAGTCAAGGGATGGCTTTCGGACAAAGAACTTGAAGATCAAATTCTTCGTCCGTTCCTCTTTAAAGAGATTCTCTCTAAAGAGGCAAAGGTGTCTGCATTTAATACAGAAACCTTTAAGAGTAGGTATGCCAAACTTTGGGACCTACTCTTTGATGGGCACCACACTATTAGTGAGGATGACATCAAAGCTGCCTGCAAATTTAAAATTTCCAGGCCGCTTTATAACGTCGGCGAAAAAATGGCAATGCCAGTTCGCGGCGCTATCCGTGAGTTGAACCTCGTTGAGGAATCAACCTACGGATTACCCGATCTGAAGATCCGTTGGACTCAGGTAGGGTTACTCACCAATCCAATCAATGAATGTATTGGTGAGGCTCGTGACTCTGATCAATGATCAGAGGATCGAGAATGAGTAACCGTCATTGACGGTGGCCCATACCTCAATATTTTCCCTTATTAAGGGATAACTTCAATGAAGTTCTAAAATATTGAGAATTCCAAGGTTAGCTATTAGCTATTCCAAGGAATTACTAGCTCACGAGGTTAGTATGTATACCCGAAGGTTATACAAAGCTCGCTGACCAGTATTGGGGACATGACTCTTTG